CTTTTACTCAGGATATTTGCCCAATATTATCAAAATACATGAGAATGCCCACAGTTCATGTTATGTCGGTTTCACAAATGGCAAAAGAGATCGGGACAAAAGCGATCTATGTCCTCGATGACATTCTTACCAACTCCGCATCCGAAGAGACTATCAGATTATATTGTGAATTTTATGCTCGAGTGCAAACCGGTTCTTTAATAATTCTCATCAGCAACATGACATTGGCACATAAACCTGGAATCCAATGGACACGTTATGGAATTCCTATTCCTCTTCCCTATTGGAAAAAAACAGCTTCCAACAAACTATCACAACAATGACGCATGCATTCGCCGATTGGGACTTACAGGGTGGATAGATACTCGCACCCAGCCATATCATACAGGCTTTACTGATACGGAATTACTATTTACTAGAACGAGAAAGGTGGTTGTCGGAACTCAAGAACCCAAGGGAATTTCCGATACGGTGGAATTTATTTATAATCGTTATTGTCAACATCTGAAAGAACAACGCGATTCTACTATTTTGGAAGTGGACCGAATTTTTGAGCCTGATGATTCATATGTAAAAATTACTGGATTCACAGTCGAACAGCTTCACAAAGCTGTAAAAAATGGTGGTGTTAGTCTTATGGTCCATCTTGGAAAGAATATCTGCATCCCTGAAAAAATTTTCAAGAGTTTTTCATATTCTTACCCACTTGAAAACTTTGAATTTGATTTGGATGCAGACTTACATGTCATTGGCCCCGCCTTAGCACGCATCTTTAGACGAAATTGCCCGGATGGAGAGCTTTATATAGATTGTGGAGATGTCCAACTAATCACTGAAGGGAACCTCATAAAAACTACCATTTTAAATGCTTCTCGCGTATCCACCAAGATTGAACAAGTGTCCCACGCCGGTCAACAAATGATAATGGTGAAAACATTCAATGACATTGAGGGGCGACAAATCATGATTCCTCTTCACGAAGTCTTCGCATGGAATCAAGGAGATGCTCTTATACTTCAGCAGTATCGTCTTTTCCCTATTGAAGTCAATATTCTTGAGCGTTGGTGTAGATTGCAT